TCCAGTCCCATTTGTTTTGCCGGTTGAAATACTGATTCCATGTCGTTGCCTGCTCGCGTATTCTCTCTTCACCGCGCAACTCTTCCCTTGTAACGGGGTTGCGAAATACTATGCTGGTTGCAGCTCTGGCCGGGTAGCCGACGACTTTATCCTTGTATGCTACTTGTCTTAGGAATTCATCACAATTCTGGGCAATGAAGAACTTCCCTGGATTTACATCCAGGGACATCTCTTCATACACTGACCATAGCGCCACCGCTCCTGCGTAACTATTTACAACTATTTGATCGTCGTCGCCCTGGGCGCAGTAGCTGATAACCGGGTCTATCCCTGTTCTCTCCTGTACTGTAGTTCTTGCGGCGTACAGCTCCCCGACGTTAGCTAATGTGTCGTAGAGTGCTGTCCATCTCCACCCGCTCATAACTCCCTTCTCGTACTTGAACGTCTTGTCCCCGACTGTCACGGTTCCTTCTTCCACGGCGTACTGTATCCTCTTCATCATCTGTAACATGTTTAACTTCTGCCCTTGGTCGGTACACCTTGTGTCTATAAAGTGACTTATCTCTTCATTCATAATCCGTATCATTGCTTTAGTTATCTGATGATCGAACTCAGCCTGGTCAAGAGGTATTTTTACTGTCTCCTCTTGTACGGACTCCGCCATCGTATTCCACAGATTGAATTGCTGCTTACTGCTGAAGAATAGTGTCGAGTTGGGATGTCCGCGTAGTTGCTGTTCTAACCAGTACGAGACGTAACTCATCTTTAAGTATAATTTTAGGTCCCCGGCAATTACGGCTCGAACTTTAGTCGTTTCTCTCTTTGGTACGGCCTTGTTGTTCTGTCTCTCGAATCGGTAAAGGTTTTCCTCCATCTTGTTGTAATTTATGGCCATCGCTGTTGCCCATTTACTCTTCCTCGCCCTCCTAACTTTACCATCTACATTGACGTATAAGCGTTCTCCGTCCGATGTTCCACTCCTCGCCCAGCGTTCTGGATCTAGCGCCCAGGCCATCGGGCTTAGTATTGGTTGATCGTTCGGCAGGCAGGGTGATTGCTCAAGGAACTGTCTGACGCCTTGCCTGAAC